AACCGGGGCGTCGAATATAATCATTGAGGTTATGGATAAAGAAGGCCCCCGGGTCGTTAACCTCTATGATTTTGACATGATATTTGACGTTAATAACCCAGAAGTGCAGAAGTGGCTAGACAGCTATACGCCGATGTTCTCAAAGAAGCTAGAGGAAGTGAATATAAAGAAGCTGAGAGCAGAGCTTATCGAGGGTATGGAGGCAGGCGAGGGAGTGCCGGAGCTTACAAGAAGGGTCTATGAAACATATGCTGATTGGGGATTCCAGCGGGCTAAGGATATCGCTCAAAACCAGGTGATCCGGGCATCGAATAAGGCGGCATTGAATGTATATAGACAGAGCGGGGTTGTCACGAAGAAGATTTGGCTCAGTTATTTGGATGATAGGGTATGTCCGCATTGCGAAAGCCTGGACGGTAAAGTTGTCGGATTAGAAACCAACTTCTTCGATATAGGCGATGAGTCGATAGTTAAGGTAGATGGGAAAGAGCAGAAATTGTCAATGAATTATGAGCCGATAGAGGCTCCACCTTTGCATAATCGCTGCAGATGCTCAATTTCACCTTGGATTGAAGACTAACTAATTGATAACAAATGAGATAAATGATATAATAATATTATGAAAAAGTTATATAAAAATAGGAATTGGCTATTGCAAAAATATACTGAAGAGAAACTTTCGACATTGGAAATGGGTAATTTGTGTAAAATCAATGCTGAAACAATAAGAACATGGCTGGGTAAATGTAATATCAAAAAAAGAACTAACTCAGAAGCGGCAAAAGAAAGACACAAAAAAAACCCAGAAGCAATAAAAGGAAAATATAATGGAATGTGGGGAAAGCACCATACAGAAAAAACAAAAAAAGCAATAAGTTGGCTAGGCAGAAAGCATACAGAAAAAACAAAAAGAAAAATGAGTGAGAATAGTCCTTGGTGGGGAAGAAAACATACAGAAAAAGTGAAAAAGCAAATTAGCAAAGCCAACAAAGGTAAGGTACTGTCAGAAAAACATAAAAAAATATTGCGAAATTCATTAAATAAACGTCCAACTAAACCAGAAAAAACATTCGATGAAATGACTTCCAAGATTGTTCATTATGTAGGCAATAGGGCTTGGTGGAGAAAATTACCAAATGGCAAATATAAAAATCCTGATTTTAAAGTAACTGGTCAGAATAAGGTAATAGAAATTTATGGGGATTATTGGCATAGAAACGACGATCCTCAAGAGCTTGTAGATTTATACAAACAGGCTGGGCTTGACTGTTTAATTATTTGGGAACATGAGGTTTATAAACAGCCAAGTCAAGTACAAATGAAAGTAAGGGAATTTATTTTAGAGGAGACAAAAAATGCAAGAACTGCGCACAGATAGATTTAAACTAAAAGAGGTATTTCCCACTAAGGCTAAAAAGTACGCTCAATCGCTACATAAAAAGGCTACCGAGCTTGAGTTCATAAGGAAGGGTATACCAATAGACCCGGATGACATAGAGATTAAAGAGGGGGAGAGGGCAGCGATAAGGCTGATTACAACCCCTCACCTGGATAGGGACGGAGAGATACTAATCCCTAGCGGGGCTATATTAGACGACTTCCGCCAGTCACCTTCTGTCCTATATGGACATGATTACAAGGGCTTGCCAGTAGGTAGCGATCAGTGGATAAAGCAGGTTAAGGAAGGAATCCTGGCTAAGACCGTCTATGCTAAACATCAGTTTGCAGAGGATGTCTATCAATGTGTAATAGGCAAGCATCTCAACTCAAATTCAGTTGGGTTTATTCCTATAGAGGCTGTTAATCCGGAAGATAACAAGAAAGAATTTGCAGAATGGCAGGGCGTACTTGAGAAGAACTACGGAATAGATAAGGAAGAGAGCGGCAAGGCAAAGGCTATTTATACAAAGTGGATAATGCTGGAACACTCGGATGTCCCCGTGGCTTCAAATGCTCAGAGCCTCAATCTGGCTGTTAGCAAGGGCGAGCTAGTCATTCAATCCGATCGGCTCAAGAAGGATTTAGAGATTGAGGTTGTGAAGGATACCGAGATTGAAGTGACAAAAGGTAAAGATGGGGTGACAATTTTTGGCCGCAAGGTTGTAGATTCGGAAACAGGCAAGCCTATCAAAAAGGAAGACATGAAGGACGAGGGAATTGAGGTGGTGAAGGACGGATACAACTTTGACAATCTAAAGAGAGAACTGGTTGAAAAAGGATTTTATGAATCAGAAAAAGACATAGGGGAAGTAAAGCGATTTTCAAAGCATATCAATTTTGACGATGACACAATAGGAATCCAATTAGATGAAAGAGTGTTTTTGGTTAGTCCAGACGGAAAAATTGAGGAAACAGGCGAGACTGAGGTAGCGAAAGGAAAGAAAGAAATAATCTTGTCAGTAGATGGCAAGCAAATTGCCGCTCTTAAAGAAGAGGATGTTTTTAAAATTGAAGCACCGGAGGGCATTAGTGATAAAAAAGAAAAAGAAATCGAAGGGGAAAAGGCGGAGACGGCAGGAGCAAAAGAGGAGAAGGTTGAGACCACTGATAAATACCACCGCATCCCCGTCAACACAAGCTGTAAAATAACAGCAACGATAACTATATCGGCAAGCAAGGGGATTAAGGCTTTATATTGCGGTAAGGAAAAGAAGGTACATACGTATTTATTCGATGTGGCTAAATTCTCGATGGCAGAGGCTAAGGCTTGGGTGAAAGAGAATCATAAGGATATTGACATTGAGAGCATGGCTGAGAAAGTTGAGCCTATAGAAGAGGTGGCAGCGGAGGCTGACAAGGAAGAGGAAAAGCAGGAAGAGTTTAAATGTGAGTGTATCAAATGCGGCTGGAAGCACACGTCAGAAAAACATTGCGATACGTATAAATGCGAGAAATGCGGGGGCGAGATGCGGCGAGTTGAAAGACCAGGGCCGGGGAAGAATGCTACGATATATACTGGTTCAATCCCGATTGAGGAAATTCGAGGGCTTGCCACTGAATATGTCGGTTATAACAGCCTCGAATCCGCCATAAAGGACTTAACTAGTGAGGTCACAGAACTCAAAGAAGGCCGAGTCCTCAGCACAAAGAATCGTACTCTAGTCAAAGATATCCGGGACTTAATCCGGGATCTTGACGGTAAACTCACTAGCCTGCTTGATGCGACTGAACCAACTAGCAGGGAGGAGGAGAGAGCGGTAAGCATAGAACATCAAGTAATTATAGAGAAGGATGATGACAAGGTTGGCATGGATAAGCTGGCTACAGCAATCGAGAACGCATTGAGCGGAGATAGCTTAAAAAAGATGCTGGATAAGTCTCTAGGTGAGGCTGTAGAGGTAGCGATTAAGAAAAAGTTAGGTAAGGTGGAGTAAATGACTAACATAACAGGACAATTAACACAAGCAACGCAGGAAAGAGAAGCCTTGCGATTTTCCATGAGGACAGCTAAAACAGCAATGGATAAGGCTCAATATAAAAGGGAATTCCGAAAAGCAAGAAACAAGGTTGAGTTTATAAAGAGAAATCAAAAGGAGTAAATATGAATAAAAAAGAATTAAACGGCATCGAAACCCTGGAAAATGCTGTTACATGGGACTATCTCAAACGAGTGCTGAACTGGTCAACAGGTAAAATTGCTTATGAGATGTATCTAAATGAGAAGCGATTGCTAGAGTGGATTAATAAGAGATCGACAATAATTACAAAGCTTATTAAATCACAAACAGGGCGGGTCAAGGTGATTCGGGCTGAATTAAAGAAAAAATATCCATTGCCAAAGGATACGCCAAGAAAAAGGCTAGACCTTAATATCATTAAAATTGTCAAGGAATATAAAAATAACAAATCATTTGATCAGTTAGCTAATAAATTCAAATGTGATCCAAGCGATTTTAGGCGATGGTGGAGCGATAATTTAGCGATAATTAATCAAGAGTATAGAAGGGAGAGATGATGCTTAATGCTGGCAATGTTGGAATGGTGTGGGATGCAACCCCAGAAAGATTGCAAGTTAGGCAAAAGGTAAAAAAAGAAGTGATAGAAATTGAAGGGATTAATTATACCTTCGACCTCTTTAGAGGGTTCAGTTCGGGAAAAAGCGGCCTTGTGCTAAATGAGCCGTTTAAAATAACTAGAAGAGATAACGGGGTCATAGCTATGGAAAAAGTTGGCGATGAAGAAATTCCTTTTAAGGTATTATGCGCCCGTTTTTTCCGTAATAAATATCCGCGATTAACTAAGCTCATTTTACGTAAATGAGTTTTGTTAATCCTGCTGGCTTCGGGAAAGAGTAAGCTAATCTTTTTCGGAGATGTCAGTAGAGTGAGGCAGTTGCCGGAGGTTGACATTGAGCAACCAGGTAACACATGCCGAATCTACGGAGACATTAGATATGAAGGCGAGTTGAATAGCCTGAAATTTAAAAGCCAGTAGAATGGAAGTAAAATGGAAAACGAAAATAAAGAGAAAAAAACCATGACAGAAGACGAGCTCAACCAGACGATCCTTGATACTACGAGAAAACATTTAGATGAATTTGCTGAAAAAGCCATTGAAGACAAGATAGGTGAATTGGCTGAAGGAATGAAAGCAAATGTTGATAAGAAAGTAAAAGATGCGATTCTCGATTTAAAACCAAAAGAGGAAGAGCTGGAAGCTGAAGAGAGAGGGAAGGAATTTGAAAAACCCGAGGAATATCTTGATGCGATAATAAAAGCTAAAGATATTGGCAGAGCAAAAAGAGAAGTTGACGAGCGTCTAACATTCGTTACATCTAGTGGTGAATTTAAGACAGCAGGCCATATGGTTGAGGGGGACGACAGCCAGGGCGGATTTCTTGTAGCACCGGTTTATAAAGCTGATATTAAAATGATCGCACTTGAGAACTCTGTTGTAAGGACTCATGGTGCTACTGTTATACCACCTATCAAAACAGACTCGATAAATATCCCCTATATTGACGACACAACGCATGCATCAACGGTATTTGGTGGGGTAAAGGCAAGCTGGCTTGGCGAAAAAGGAGACAAAGACGACGCCGCCACAAAGCCTAAATTCGGACAGTTGGGATTAACCCCTCACAAATTGGCCGGAGTAACATATCTATCACACGAACTTAGAGCCGATTCTGCTATTGCGCTTGTACCGCTGATCAAGAGGATGTTTGGTTCTGCATGGGGATATTTTGAAGACCTTGCTTTTCTTGATGGAAGTGGGGCTGGACAACCACTGGGAATCCAGAATTGTAGTTGCTTAAAAACTGTTTATAGAAACACAGCTAATCGGGTATTATTTGAAGACTTGAGGGAAATGTATTCCTGCATGCTCCCTTCATCCCATCCTTATTGCGTCTGGGTGATTAATCCCAGTGTTTTACCGGATCTTATCGGGATGACCTCAGGAGACGTCGTACCATCCGCCGCTACTAATCCTATCTGGATTAACCGGGACATGGGCGCACAGAATCCTATCCCAGGCAGAATTTTCGGTCGGCCATTTATTATAAGTGAAAAAATGCCAGGCCTCGGTACACAAGGCGATGTTGGTTATTTCGATATGCGGTATTACCTCATCTTCGATCGCCAGCCAATGACAATAGACTTTAGCTCTCACGTTGCTTTCGTAACAGACGAGGATTGCTGGAGATTTGTACTTAGAGTTGCTGGACAATGCTGGCCACAGAGTGTGTTTACGCCGAGAAATGCGGCTGCACCAGTGACCTCAATGTCTCCCTTTGTTGTATTAGACGACGCCACATCAAGCTAAGGAATAGAAATGAGATACAAAGACAAAACGGGCGGGTTCAAGTGTTTAGGTGAGTTTCTAGTCAAAGTCCGTAAAGCTTATGATGGCGAAGGTACACCGGATAGCCGGATAATATTTGGAAAAACAGCAGGCCATATGGAGGAGGCAACAGACTCGCAGGGAGGTGCATTGGTCCCAAAGCAATGGGCTAAGGGTATTTATCATGCAGCTATGGAAAATGCGATTGTTAGATCACGAGCTACAGTTTTTCCGATGATAAGCGATTCTATCACTATAAGACGATTAATTGATACAGACAGAAGCTCAAATTATTTTGGCGGGATTACATTCAAATGGGTCGAGGAACGTGGGTCAAAATTTGAGGCTATAAGCAAGCCAGCTGTGGGTGCAGTTGAGTTGAACGCGCATAAGCTAGTGGGTAGTTGTTTTGTAAGCAATGAGTTGGAAGACGATTATGAGAGTTTTGGCAAGTTTGCGGAAGTATCATTCGGCCAGGCTATTCGATTTGAAGAAGATGATGTGTTTATTAACGGCACAGGTGGCGGGATGCCCCTTGGTATCCTAAACGCCGGATGTAGAACACAGGTTACAAGGACTGCGGTCGGGACTATTGACTGGCTTGATATTGCCAATATGACTAAACAGCTACTTCCAAGAAGTTGGGAGAGCGCTGTGTGGTTGATAAATCCTGATGCGATAGGCGAGTTACTTACAGCGACAGCACCGGCAGCGAATCAAGCGACGGTTTTAGACCTTAATAGTCGTATGCTCTGGGGAATACCGTTCATTCCGACAGAGAAATGTCAAGCAATGGGAACGGAAGGCGATATTATCCTGGCTGATTTCGGCCACGGGCATTATCTTATAGGCGACAGGGAGATGAGAATTTCAGCGTCTCGCCATGTTAATTATGAGGACACTACCCTTGCGGTAAATGAGACATATGGTTTCGAAACCGATGAGACGTTTTGGAAGATTGTTCTCAGGGCAGACGGTCAACCGCTTCTAAGCGCAGACTTTGCACCGAAGCGAGGGGCTAATGACCTGGGGATGTTTATTGTATTAACAACAACAAGCTAATAGGAGGTAAAAAACTATGGCAAATATACACAAATTTACAGAAAACGTTAAGTATGACGTAGCGA